GAGGTGAAGCCCAGTTCGTCTAGGGTTTCTAGCTCGTATTTTATTCTTTCTACATATCTTTGGTATTCTTCGCTACCTTTTACGAGGTTTAGTTTTTTAAAGCCATCAAGACACAGTGCTCTTAGAAAGTCAAAGTTGCTAATGTCTTCGCTGACTTTGATTTTGTGCTTTTCGGTTTTTTCTATAGTAAACTTCGGTAGCCTTACTCCGTGTAGGCCCAAGTCGTAGTTTCCGAAAGATGAGCAAAATTGCTCTGGTGTTAGATTTGTACTTGCCATTTTAATTTATTCCAAACTTTTAGATTTAATTTAAGGTCAACGATAGCGTTGTGCAGGTTATCGTAATCGTGATCTATGTTAAATTCTTTCCCTAGCCAAGTAAGGTTGCTTTTAATTTTCTTAAATCTAGTGTGATAGATTTTATATTGGTAGGCGGTGAAGTCCATTTCTCCATCATAAGGCACTTCGCCTTTAATGCCTCTTGCTATGCAGTTCGTGTCTATCATTTTGGAGACAAGGTGCTTGTAATCCTTTCCCATGTATTTATAGAAGTCTCTAATTAGGTAAAGGTCAAACCCAAGGATGTTGTGGCCAACTACGTAGTCCGCGTTATCTAGCCAGTCCATGACCGTAGGCAAAATACCTTCTGGGGCGACACCTTTTTTGTCCATGTCTTTTGGGTTATACTTAGTAATTCTTGCTGCATCTTCACTGATTTCTAAATCAGTTTCCCATTTAACATAAAAATCTCTTTCATCTACAGATTTGTCTCCTTTAACCTTGAGCATCGAAATCTGCCAAGGCAGATTGTGGCACGAGTGTAGGCAAAGGTTGAATGTTTCGCAGTCAATAAAGACTAGCTCTTTGCTCTTGTCAAATCTTAGCAGGTGTTCGTCCATTATCTTTTAATTCGGTGACTGTCGCTGTCTTTGTGGTATGTGCTTATTTCTATAAACTCAACATCTCCATCGTAGGCTATTAACTGATGAGGTAAACCTCTAGGCATTTCTAGTACTTCGCCTTCATGGATTACCCTTTTAACTTCTGTGCCTTCCATCGTATCGATGGTATTTACTTGCAGTGAACCTTTCGTTATGTAGAAAGTTTCATGCTTCTCCATGTGAAAATGCATTGAAGAATTGTAGCCTTGATTGATTTGGAGTATCTTGCCACAGTAATTTTCTTCTAGGTTGTTTGCCATCCAGATTTCTCTGCCCCAATCTTTTTCTACTACTTTAGGTAGCTTGTTTTTTAGGGCTTTTTGTTGTCCTTCTTTCCAGATTTCGCCACCAGTTTTCTTCATTGATTTTCCTCCCAGCTTTCGAAAGAGAATTCGTCGCTGCACATGTGTTCTATTTCTGGCTTATCTAACGTGCTTCTGTTGTTAATGCATCTAAAGGTTAAGTAAGCCTTGAAGTCTTCTTTGTTCTTATAATAAATACTTTTAGATTTCATGACCTCGCTTGAATTTTTCTCAGCGTATTCTAGAACTCTATTTTCGAGCATATCGTCGAAAGGTAGTCCATTTGACTCAACCATTAATGTTGGCTTGGTGAAGTCGAATTCTGGAACGCATGTAGAACATGCTAGCAAGTTTTTGTATATGAAGGAATCATAAAATGGTATGCAGAGCGATAAATCTTTGTCGTCCCATACTTCTGCGATACTTTTATAGTCTGTTCTTGGCGTGTAGTAAAATCCTTCGAGCGAAGCTTTTGTGCTTAGCTTGATAAGCTTTGCATATCCTTTTTTATTTTTAACAAAAATAATCGCTTTGTGAGTTTTCTGTAATTGGGATTCATTTTTCTCAGAAAGGTCTGAGCAGACTGACATCCTTAATCCGAAGGCTAACTTAATTTTAGATTCCTTGCAGTTTCTGTATGCTTGTAGGTAGCCAGTCATTGCGTCATCTACGAGCGGCAAGGTCTTAATTCCGTTGTCGTGACATATATCTATGATAGAGTCTGGACCGTCCTTCTGGGAGGAGCCTTGTGGTTCTAGCGTTAGTATGCTTCTTCCTAGTGAGTAGTGGGATTTGAATGTAGGTAGGATTTTCATTTTATCCTTGGTAATGCGCTGGGCAACCGTTGTATTTCATTTTGACCATTTTAGTTTTTGGCGTCATTGATTCTATTAGCTCTTCTTTTTCGAAAGCAGTTTTAATTATGTCTCCCTTTTCGTTTTTTATTGCGTAGTACTCAAATGCATCTAAGTAGGGACATCTCCACGTTTTACCAGCTTTACAGAGCCATTGAGTCTTGGGGCTACCTGCGGCAAATTTTGACGTAGCTTTTTCTTCGGTGAAGTTATTAATTTGCTCATACACGAAAGCCATGTAGTGCTCGAAGCCTTCTAGCTGGTCCTGCGATGCTTCTACCTGTTGTACGGGCTGCTTGGGGAATCTTAGAAACTGAAACTCAGCTACAACATTTTCAATGTCGGGCCAAATTTTCTTTGCAGCAATTGTGTAGGCCATGGCTTGGAAGTTGGCGCTTAGCTCTTCTCCTCTAAATTTGTATTTGCTTGACTTATAGTCTACAATCTTTACTAGGTTCTTGTTCTTGTATACCGCAGACTTATCGATAAATCCCCTGCATTTGTATTTTGGTTTTTCGCTTTCTATGAGGAACTCTCTTTCTGCCTCTAAGTCTTCGCTGCCGCTCATCCAGAAATCTGTATTGAGGCCAACTACGATCATATCGTTGCAAAGGTCGTAGTTCTCATCGTTAAGTCTCCCAGCTTTTTTGAGGTGCTTGATTACGAGCCTTTTAACTGATGGGACTCCATCTAAGCCTTTGTCAATTAGTAGCTTTAGGTGACCGTCTCTTTGCTTGCCTAGGATTAATTCAAAGACAAGGTGGCATATCGTTCCGCGCATTGCTCCATCGTTTTGTTTCTGAGGGAGCATTAGGTGGTAATTGCACCAGTAACGCCAAGTGCAATCTTCCAGAGTTTTCATTCTGGACGGAGAAAGTATTCTTTCTTTTTTACTCATACCAAGATTTTATTTCTTCTTTTGTCATTTCCCCAAAATCACACTTGGAGGGAAGTTTAATGTTGATTTGGTTCGGATCAAAGAACTTTTTTAACTTTTTTTCAGCTTTTTCTGCGGCTAAATTCCCTGCGTTGTTGTTCTCTGAGTCGTCGTTAAAAGATACATATATCTTATCTGGGTCAGCTTTGATTATAGAATTAAGAACTTCGGTACTTACATCAAGGCCGAAGGTAACTATTGCGTTTTTTATTCCGCAATCCCATAAGGCTAGCATGTCTCCGATGCTCTCCACAAGGATTACTTCCTTTTTCTGTCTGATTATTTTAAAGTTATTTTTTAATGGGTACTTCCAACTAGCTTTGCCTCCGTAGTGCTTCCACTTGGGTCGCTTGTCGTTGCCGCTCGTTAGGTCTCTCCCTGCAAGTCCGGTAAGTTCGCCGTTGTAGTTGAAAATTGGAAATACATACCTTTTAGCCATTATTCCAGCCTCAACCACTCCTCCTTTGAATTCTTCGAGCGTTTCTTGCGACACGCCTCTGTTGATCCAGTATTTGTGATCTGGGATAATCTTTAGGAGATATTCTGGCTTGAGAACCTTTGGTGCTTTCTCTGTTTTATCGTTTTGGATTTTACTCTTTTCGTTAAGGCTCCTCTCAGTGATTTGCACTTTTCCGCCGAGCCATTGTTTAGCCTCTTCTGTGGATTTTAAATTTAAAGAAAGCTTCACTAGCTCTTGGAACGAGCCGCTAATATTAGCGCTAAAGTCTATAAAATATCCATTATTTTTTCTTACGCTAAGAACTGTATTACTGGATGAGTCCCTGTAAATGGGTTTCATCCTCAACTCTTTACCGTTATCGCTTATGTTAGAGTAGCCGATTTCTAGTAGTATGTCTTTAATTTCTTGCATTAGAATAATTCACCGTCATTCGGGCTTTCGTCTTCGGCTGCGAAGTTTTCGTTTTCTGTGTTAACTATATCTCTAAGGCTTCCTCTCTCTTCTATGTCGAAGTTTTCTACTTGGAAGTTCAGAAAGTTGTTCATGAACCTTTCTGAGCCGTCTTGGAGTGTTCTCCTAATTATGTCGTGATGACCAGCGGCGTCTTTGCCTTGGAAGCGAGTTTTAAGGGGTATTAGTTTGTGCGTGCCAAACCTGTCGCCATCCTCAGCCATTTCCTCCAAGCTTTTGCGTCTGAATATCGCGACAAAGCTTGCAAACCATTGCAATCTATCTGAAAGAGAAATTGCTGAGGAGTCGTCCACTAGGGCTCCTTGAGCTCCTCTTTCGCCACTTCGGTTCATTTGCATGGCAGTAATTATTGGGGCGTTAATTTCTTCTGAGAGTTTTTTTAGTTTATCAATTTTATCGCCAATCGCTTGGTGCTCGGCCCAGTTCGCTGCGACTCTCTCGCCCGTAAGCTTGACGTAATCATACGCCAAGATGCACTTGTTACCCCTGCCCACTTTAGAGAAGTACCAGCGCCTTACCATCGAACAAATTTGGTCTATGTTTTTGTTTCCCACGAAGTAGTGGTCGCATTTCATATTTTTAATTTGTTTAATTTTTGACCTAAAAGTCTTAACGTAATCTTCCCTTTTCCTCCAGTTACCAGTTTCGAGGAACCACATAGGTATTCCTGTTAGTGATGACGCAACTCTGAATTGAATGTCAACTGTGCTCATTTCTGTATCAAGAATTAGCGCTGGTACATTGTTTATAGCAGCCGACTTTATTAGCATATTGCTTATGAAGGTGGTTTTGCCTTGCGCTGGCCTAGATACAATTGCGTAAATATTCCCCTCTCTGAGTCCGCCGTACATTCTGTTGAACTCCGCATAAGGCGTCTGGAGTCCGCTTTCGCTTTCTGGTGAGTTGCCTCTTTCTTCAACTAGCTCTTCGACATTTTCAAAAAGATTCACTGGCTCATCTTCTATTTCGTATTCTTGCATTTTGTCGCCATAGATTTTGTCGCAATTTGAAACTATGTCTGACAAGGATTCTGTACCGCATCCTTTCGAGTAGTCTTGAATTTTTTTACCTACGCCGTGAATCTCTCTCCGAACCCTAAGCTTTAGTAGTTCTTTTGCTGACTCTAGTGTCGCCTCTTCTGTGATTTGAGTGAAGGATATGTTGTCTATGTATCTATAAATATCTATTTCTTCATTAAAAGAAATTCCTAAGTTTTTAATTTTCTCTGATAAAATTACTTTATCTAGGTTCCCGCCATTGTTTAGTATGTTCGAAATAACTGAGAAGATCGTCGAGTGGACTTCATTTACAAAGTCTTTCTCGGTAATGAACCTCTGTACCTCTGGGAATAGATTTGAGTATTTTAATAACCCACCTAATACGTGCTTTTCTACTTTTAACGAATATATTTCCATAACAAACCGTGAGAAGACGCTAACTTGTTTTTTAAGTTAGGTCAAGGAAAATAAAATTGAGAGGGGACTTAGAACAAATCTTCTTCGTCGTCTTCGTCTTCTTCGATGATTTCGCAATCCTCCGCGAGGAACGAGTCCACTAAGTCTTCGACTTCCACTTCTTCCGTGGCTTTTGTCCAGCTACTAATGAAGCTATGTAATCCTAGCATAGTAATTTCGCTGTCTAGGTCTCCGACTATTTCTGGCTTGCCGTCTTTATTAACAAAGAAGACAATATATCCACCCGTTGTCCACTCGTTTAGATTGTGAAGGACTGAGGGAGGGATCGAACTTTTCTGGCGTTTTTTGTCGTCCATCCTTTAGTTATTACACTAATTTAAAGGATCAATCCGAACTTTTCTTTAAAGAACGTCTTGGACATTTCTCCTATTTCATTTTCTTCTATTTCTATTAATTTAAATTTATTTTTATCAAGCCATTCAGCTTTCTTAAAGTCTCTTTTAATTGAATCCAGATATTTTACTCTGGAATTACTATGGAAAAATTTATTAAATTCCGAGTGTTGTTTTCCGTTAACTTCAATGGCTACCTTTAATGTAGCATTAAGTAGGTCAACTTTCATCTTGGTTCCGTAGACCGGAAATTCTTCGTATACAACGTGACCTAGCCAAAAATCTTTAAAAAACTGTTTTACTTTAAACTGGATTTTTGATCTAGATTTAGAGTCCCAGCTAATAAGATACTTAGAGACATTTTTGTTCTGGAGTTTGCCATAAACGTTGTATAGTCTCATAAAAATTGGTGGAGGCGAGGGGAGTCGAACCCCTGTCTTCAAAACCATCTGCTCAGATATACTACAAGCTTAGTCAGTGTTAAATGTCCGCGCTTCATCACTGACAACTACACGCGGCTGTAGAGGTACTTTATTTATACTAGACTCCTCGCCCTTCCTAGTTTTTTTTGCTCGTTATCGACGCCCTAGCTCCTTAACGAGCATCCAGAGTAGGACGGGTAGCTTACGCAGCTACAGCAGCTTCTTCAGCCCAGCCGTGCTTAGCGAGAATCGCGTCAGCTTCGGCAAGCGAAGGAGCCATATCAACGTTATTATTGGCAGTTGAATACCTAGATAGATGATTAAAGAGGCCCACTATCATCCTCTGCTTGCAATCTTGCGTAAGGTTCTAAATCGAAACCAGTACGCCCCCGTTAAGGTTTACACTTTTTAAATTTATTTTTTTAAAACTTCTCTAAACTTATTAAACAGATACTTGCCTATCTCTTCATTATCTTCGAAGAATTTCTTAAAATTGTCAATACCTTGATGTTGCTTAGG